GCCAGACCGCCCCGCGCGACGTGCTGCCGCATCGGGATGCCAAACGCGTCCAGCGGCTTCGGCGTCGGATGGTCGGGACGCTCGTCCTTGGTGAAGCTGGGCATTTCCCATGTCGAAGGCAGCGTTTGCTCGGCGACCTTTGGCGGCCGGTTCGGACGGCGCCAGCCCATGAAACAGGGCTCGTGCTTCCAGAGGTAATGCGACCGGGTCAGGACCCCGCGATCCTTCACCCAGATGATCTGCTGATGCACGAAGGCCCCGGCCTTTTCCCAACAGGCCTCCAGCATCGCCTGCCGGCGCGACGCGTGCCAGCAATACCACGCGGCATCCTCGGTGATCGCCTCAGCCACGGCGGCGGAGATGAAGCCGTCGTAGAGTTCCGCGCCCTGCGAACTGTCGTCCCACGTGTTGCCGTAGCTCTGGCTCCAGTCCTTGTTGCGTGTCGGGTGGTTCGAGCCGTCGTAATCCACAAGGTATGGCGGATCGGTCGCGAACAGGATCGCGCGTTCGCCGTTCATCAGGCGGCGCACGTCCGTTTCGCTGGTGCTGTCGCCGCAGAGCAGCCGGTGATCACCAAGGATCCACAGATCGCCCGTCCGCGACGCCGGATTGCGCGGCGGTTCGGGGATCACCACCGGCGGCGTTGTGCTGCCAGCGCCACCACTTTCTTCACCGTCATCCTCCGGCTCGAAGGCCAGCAGCTTGTCCAACTCGCCGTCGGAAAAGCCCACCAGCGACAGGTCGAAATCCTCCGCCAGTAGCTCGTTCAGTTCCGCCGACAGCAGCGCTTCGTCCCAAGGACTTTCAGCGAGGCGGTTGTCCGCGATGCGATACGCCCGCCGCTGCGCCTCGGTCAGATGCCCAAGCACGATCACCGGGGCCTCGGTCAGCCCGAGCTGCGTTGCGGCCAGCACGCGGCCATGGCCCGCGATCAGCTCGCCATCCTCACCCACGAGGCACGGCACGGTCCAACCGAACTCGGCCATGCTGGCGGCCAGCTTCGCCACCTGGTCCGCACCATGCTGCTTGGCATTGCGGGCATAGGGCTGGAGCCTGGCCAGCGGCCAGTGCTCGATCCGCTCGGGGGCGAAGGCGAGGGTCATGTGCGTGTGATCCTGTTTGATCGGTTTCGGTGCAACGCAAAGCGCGACAGCAGCATGAAATCTTGTTACATTCGGATTCTGTATTGGTGCCCAGTGGCGCAACCGGAGGGGATGCGCTGCACGCTGCTATCGGCTTCGGTGGCATCGATACACTCAGGCGAGCGTGGGTTCGGCGGCAATTCTGGGAGGAGGTGTCGCCGAACCGGGCGCCAGGATGAATTCCTTCAGCGCGGACTTCACTGGACTCCAAGCTGGATTCCCGCTGGACTCCGGAGTCCAGGGTATCCACCCCGGAGTCCACCTTACAAGCCACTGTTATTGCGTGGTTATTTCCGGTTCAGGGGTGGACTCCACGCGGGGTGGACTCCCAAAAAAACGGCCCTGTCGCTGGCGAAATTGCGCGCTGCGCCCCCCAGCATACGAAGTGCACAGAAAGGAACCGTGAAATCAATGACTTAGCGGGTGGCGGAGATGGTTTTTCCGGTCAACCGGTCACCGTTTGCCCGGGGTCGAACTGTCGCCGCTCTCGTGCCATCGTGTCCCCTTCTGGATTCCCAACTGGACCCCGGGTGGACCCCGGAATCCAGTCGTGTCGTGGTGTCCCGTCGCTCACGCCTCGTGCGAGCATAACCCATTTGTAGGCCCCGAGGCCGGCTTGGTGAACCCCACGGGATGTCTCCCCGAAAATTCCGTCACAGGATGATTTTCCTTGACAGGCTGTCGGCGTTGTCGATCACGAACCGCCTCGAGCGCCGCGATGATGGCACGCGGCCATGGAGCCGCCAGGTGATCAGCGCGACGCCGTACTGCCAGTGGCGGTTGGCGGCCGGACGGCTGAGCCCGATCTCCCAGGTGATCTTCTTCCACGGCTTGCCCCTTGCGCGCAGCCAGACGATGCGCGCGTCGTCACGCTCCAGCCAGCGCAGCCAGAGCATCGCCTCCTCGGCTTCGGTGATCTGGCGCGGGGTAGGGCGCGGGCGGCGCGTTTCCGGCTCTTGCCCCACATGATCGGCGAAGCTGTGGAAATACTCGGGCCAGGCGTTGAAGTAGCCCGTGGGCTTCACGCCGGGCAGTTGCGCGAACACGTCTGCGGCCAGCTCCAGCCGGTCCTGCACGCGGCCCGTGGTCCAGTCAGCCATGACGTCGGTCCTCCTGCCGCTTGCCATAGAGCCGCTCGCCCAGTTGCCGAACCAGTTCGCGCTCGGGCCAGGTGAGGCGGTGGTCGTCCAGCGACACAGCCAGCATCTGCTGGTCGTGCCAACCGTCGCGCTTGACCTGTTCGGGATCGCGGCGGTGACCGCCGTAGCCTTTCGGGTGGAAGCTCATACCGCACCTCCCCGGGTCTCGATGGCCCAGAGCAGAATGGCGATGGCGTCGGCCTCGTTGTCGTCGGCCGGGCTGAACCCACGGGCGCGGGCCGCGTCGATCATTGCCTGCTTGTTGGCGTTGCCGCGACCGGTGGCATATTTTTTGATCGTGCCAACGGGTACGCCTTGATAGGGAACGCCGCGCAATTCCGCCCAACTGGTCAGCACACCAAGCAGTCCACCAAAGACGTGGGCTGCGTCGGTGCCTGCGTGGCGGCGCACTTCCTCGAACCAGATCGTCGCGATCGGGCCAGACAGCCGGTCCAGCTCGGTCAGCCAGTTGGTGAAGCGCAGATACCGCATGCCGCCGCCATCGAAGCGGCCGGGCCTGAACGATGCTGTTCCGCTGGTGATCAGCCCGTCATGGCCGCGCAGCGCCCAGCCGGTCGTGGTGCCGAGATCGAGCGCAAGGATGGTGCGCGCGGGCTCAGGCGGCATGGGCGTTTTCGGGGTTGCGCCGAGGTTGGCGTCGGCGAGAGTCGTATCAGCCATGGGTGGTCTCCTTTTCTGGTTGGCTGCTCGGGTGGAAGACGACGGCGGTTGATGCTTGGCGGTACCGGCCGCCGTCGTCGGATTTGAACGGGCCCGTCGCGCGGCGGGCCGGTAGCGGGCGGACGCATCATTCGAGCACCTCCCTGAGCCAGTCAGGCACCAGGTCGGGGCTGTGTGAGGAGGGCAAATCTGCCTCACACCCATCCTCACACCCATAAGTCTCTGATTTTATGGGCCTGTGTGAGGAATGTGAGGAATGTGAGGTGTTTTCCGGCCTCTCCTTCGCGTGTGCGCGCGTGCCCGCATGCGTAAGGGTACGGGAATTTACCTCACACACCTCACACCCTTCCGTTTTCTGTTGCGTATCCAATGGCTTGGATGTGTGAGGTGCGACGTTTTTATCCTCACACCCCTCCTCACACACCTCACACCCTGCTGAAGGAGATTGGCGCGAGCGGTCCGCGGTGAGCGTCAGAACCCAGCGTTGCGAGCGCCGCAGCATCCTGCTGAACTTCAATTGCAGCTTCCGCCCATCCACATCGAAAACACGGTCTCGCATCCGACTGATCCCACGACCGAGTTCTGCCGTGTCGACAGTCTTGCCCGGGCGGCCCACCGGGAGCTTCGGGTCTGCGACTATCGCGAGGTCAAGCACATCGTTTGCTCCCACCTCTGCGGTCCCGAACCGGTCCCACCAGCTTGCGATGAACCCGTTCCACGCGGCCCCCTCGTTATCGGACGCTTCCATCATCTCCTCGAGATTTCCGAGAAAGCCGGGGATGCCGGCGGTTTCGAGCACGCCGCCGACGATCTGCGCCCAGTTCTCGTAGGAGCCGATGGTCTTCTTGCCGCGCGGCTTGCCGGCGGCGATCCAAGCCTGGCACAGCGTCAGGCAGGCCGCGACAAGCCGGGCGCGATTGGCGCGCACCCAGACCATGAGATCGGGATGGCGGAACCCGCCGCGTTGCCAGGGGCGTTCGATATTGGCATCGAGCCGGATGCGCACGAGGCGGCGCGCCATCTCGTTGGAGAACTCGGGGTTGTTGCCGGTCGCGATCCAGAGGCAGCGGATCGGCAGCCGGGTCATTTCCGAGACCCCGAGCACACGATCCTCCCAGAAGGGGGCGGTGAGGGCCGCGGCAACGGCCGCGCTGTCGAGCTTGGCACGCAGGTTGTCGATCAGGATGATCGAGGGGATCTGGCGCAGCTTGGCGGTGACGCGCTTGCGCCATTCCTCATCGTCGCGCCCCTCGGTCATGACACTGGCACCGGTGCCGGTCAGGATCGTGGCGATCGCATCTACCATCAGTGTGGCGCCGGTGCCGGGCGTGGGCTTTTCGATCAGGTGCAGCGGCGTCGGCCCGTCGATCATGCCACGCAGGAAGCCGAGCAGCAGGAGGGCCACGACATGCGCGCGCTCGGCCTCGCCGGTGAAGGGGAAGTCGCCGAGCAGGTCCTTGCAGATCAGCCTGCGCGCGGCCGCGATATCCTCTGCACCCGGTCGGGTAGGGATCTCCGGCACGGTGAACCCGGGCGCGGGCACGTAGAGCAACCGTGCGTCCGGGTGGTATCCTGGCGTGGTGATCAGCGTGCCGGTGCGCCCGAAGACCGGCGTGTTGACGATACCGGTGAGCACCGGCAGCGCCGGATCGGGCGTGGCCAGCACGGATTTGACGACCGCGACGGGCGGCGGCGCAGGCAGCAATTCGCCCTTCGAAGTTTCGCGCACCCAGCGGGCCAGCCGCGCCAGCATGTGGCGCAGGCGTTCCTCGTTGAGCATGGTGGCCACCGGGCGCCCCTCGTCGTCGGGGACCACCCATGTGGGCTGGCCTGCGAAGCGATAGACCCATGGCGTGCGATTGGAGGCCATGATCACGCTCCAGGCCTGGGAGACCGAACGGCCCAGATCGCCTTCGTCGGCGCGCAGGGTGGGCATGGCCTCGCCGCTGCCCTGATAATTGACCGGCCGGTGCTGGCCGATCTGCAGGACCGCCTCGGTCTCGGTGACGGCCTCCGCGTCCTCGATCAGGGCGGCGACGGCCTTGGCCCCGTCGCGCAACAACAGGTCGTTGAAGTCCTGCCCTTCCTCCGGTGGGATCGCGATGGCGACATCGCGCCCCTGCGCCCGCAAGCGCCGGGCGGCGGCTTCGGCGGCCCGCAGACCGGCGCCGGAGACGTCATGGTCGGCGAGGATCAGCACGCGCTGTGCGGCGGGAGGCAAATCGATCTGTTCGAGACCGGAGGTCGACAGCGTCGCCCATACCGCCAGGTCCGGACAGGCGGTCATCACGGCGAGCCCGGTCTCGATGCCCTCTGACAGCGCCAGCCGGTCGCCATTCCCGAGCTGTGCGAGCTGCACGGCGCCACCGGCCACGCGCCCGAGCATCATCTTCGGCTTGGTGACCGGCGCCTTGCGCACTTCGTTGCCGGCTTCAACGATGTAGGTACGGTGCAGCCCGATCACATCGCCGCTGCGATCGCGCACCTGGCCGAGAAGCGCCGGATAGCCGGTCTTCGTCTCCCAATGCGTCAGATCGGAATGAAACAGCAGATCGGGCGCGTCCGGCAGCGCAAGGCCGCGGGCCTGCAGATAGGCCGCGGCTGAGGTGCCGGTGATGGGCACGGCTTTCGACAGGATATGCGCGATGTCCTGGGACGCGTCGCGCTTTGGCGCGGGTTTGGCTGCGGGGGCCTGGCGCGCGGGGGCACCGGACTGAACGCCGGCCATCTCCGCCGCCTCGACGATCAGGTCCCGCCCATCGAGCCCCGTTGCCGCCTCGATGGCACTGATCGGCCCGCCGCCCTCATTGCCATCAAAGTCGATCCAGTCCCCGGCATGCGGCCCGCGCAGGGTGATGACGCAGGAGCCGGTATTGCGCGGTGCGTCGCCGCGGATATTGGCCAGCCGCCATTCGTCGCCAACACGGCGTCCATTTGGGAACAGCCGCGGCACCCAATGCTCCGCCGTCTCGCGCAGACGCTGGACGATCAGGTCCAGATCGTAGCGTTCCGGTTGCGGCCGCGACGGCATGGCGTCGTTGAGATCGATCACGGTGGCACTCATGCGTGGCCTCCTTCAGGCAAGGATCAGCAGGCCGTGTTCGGCCCGGGTGATTGCGGTGTAGAGCCAGCGTTTGCGGTCCTCGGCGGTGTGCCCGAAGCCGTCATCCACGACGATCACGGTGGGGTACTGGCTTCCCTGGCTCTTGTGGCAGGTGATCGCGTAGCCCCAGCTGGACTGGATCAGCCCGCGGCACGCCATCCATTCGCGGCGATGGCGGTCGGGATCGAAGCGCACATGGTCGTCGAATTCCCCGCGCCAGAAATCCTGCGCGCCCGAGATGCAGGTGCCGTCCTCGGTGCGCACTGTGGCGCGAAACGCCCGGTCGTTGCGGGGATGCGCCTGCACGTCCGACAGATGCAGGAACATGCCGTTGATCAGCCCAAGATCATGGCGATTGCGCAGACAGATGATCTTTTCGCCGGCCCCTGCGGGATAATCGGCCTCGAACCCGGCAGCGCCCTTCATCGCGGTGTTGAGCCGCCGCCGCGTGGCGTGCGTGCCGCAGATCACCTGGCCGCCTTGCAGCATCTGCGCCGGGCTCACCTCGTGGCGCGACATCTTCCAGACCTGATCGTCGAACGCGCCGAAGGGAATGTCGCGGCCCTCGCGCGCGAGGGTGGCCAGCTGCAGGATCGGGCTCTCGGCGGCCTGCCGATACACCTCGGTGAGCATCACGTCAGGTGTGGCCTCGGTGAAAAAACCGGTATCCTTCACGGGCGGCAGCTGGCCCGGATCGCCCAGCACCAAGATCGGCTTGCCGAAGGCCATGAGGTCCTGTGCCATGTCCGTGCCCACCATCGAGACCTCGTCGAGCACGAGCAGGTCCGCATCGCGCAGGGCGGATTGCGTGTTCAGCACGAAGCGCGGTTCATGGATGTGATCGAGCCTGAACTTCAGCTGTCTGATCTGGGTCTCGGCAAAGCTGCGCTCAGCCACGCCCATGCGCGGCAGGTCGCGCTCCAGCGCCGCCAGTTCCTCGGTCACGCGGGCGATTTCGTCGGGTGTGGCCTCGGAGAAGCGATAGATAAGGCTGTGAATCGTCTGGGCCGGCGTGCCCTTCTGCGTCATCACATGGACGGCCTTGCCGGTGAAGGCGGCGAAGATCACGCCGCCCAGACCGCCGGGCGTCATCGGCCGGAGGCCGAGCGCCTCGATCGCCATGGCGGTGATGGTGGTCTTTCCGACCCCTGCGTAGCCGAACACCCGGAACACCTGCTGCGCGTGGGTGCGGTGCAGATACCAGTCGCGGATGGCGGCAATGGCGCGCGTTTGCGCCTCCGAAAGCGTGAGACTCATGCGTGACCCTCCGACCAGCACCGGGCGCTGAAGGGGCAGAACCGGCAGAGATAAAAATCGGCATGAACGGCGATGCGTGGCAGCAGATCGCCCGCGTCCGCGGCGCGCAGCACGTCCACCGCCTTGTCCGACAGCGCCTGCGCGGCGCCTGGGTCGAACGGCACATGCTCGTGGTAAAGCTCGCAGCTGTCCTTGTTCAGCGCGGTGAAGAGCGCGGAGGCTAGGCCCATATAAGCCATGTAGATCTGCAACTGGCCGTAATAGACGGGCTTCGAGATCTGCACACCCTTCTTCGCCGTGTCGGACCAGGATGAGGCCTTCAGCGCCTTGTGTTCCCAGAGCACCGGCCAGGTGAGCCCCATCTCCGGGCCACTGACGATCACGCCATCGACATGACCGCGAATGCGCCCGCCTGCCGTCTCGAAGCCAAACTGGCCGCCGTCGCGCCTTTCGGTGCGCAGGTCGAACCCCGCTGTGCGCAGCCAGCGGATGGCGAGATCCTCGAACACGTGACCGGCCTTGAAGATGCGCAGCGTGCGCCCCTCGAATTCCTTGCCCGGATCGACCGGTGTCCTGGTGAATTCATAGACGAGGCGGCGCGCGCAGGGCTCGCCGATGCGGCTGGCGCCGAGATAGTCGCGCGGGCGCTGCGTGTCGCGCTCCGCAACAAGTGCTGCGTCGATGCGGCTGTTGATCCGCGCCCCGAGGGGCTCGGGCTCCGAAGCCTCACGCCCATAGACGAAGCCGGATTTGTGGTTGAGGTCGAGCATGCTGGTCTCCGGCTCAAAAAGGAATTTCGCCGGCATCGGACTGGCGCCGCATCGAGGCCTGAAAGCCCTCGACGCAGGCCTCGATCAGGCAGTCGATGTCCTCGGCCGGCCGGTCGAAGAAGGGCTCCATCAGGTCCATTTCGGTGAGCGCTTCAGCGAGGTTGCGGCGCGCCTCAAAGATCGCGCGGGCTTCCATGTCGGTCTTGTCGATCATTCCGTGGTTTCTCCTGGCGATGGCGCTGCCCGCTGTGAGGCAGGCCATCGAGCAAAATCGGTGGTGGGGATGGCGGTCCCATCGCAATTGGTGACAGTAGCCGAAGCCGTGCGCTTCCCGTCCGCAGAGCGCGCAGGGCACACGGCGGGCGAGGTCAGCGCGCGTCACCCCATAAGCAGAAGGTCCAGCTTTGCGCGTTCCTCCGGGTCGGGCGCCTCCGTCCGACGCTCCGAGGCCAGTAAGATGAAGCGGCCGATCGCGTTTGATGCCATGCATTCGAGATCCTTTCGCGTGAGGCCGGCGATGGGGCGGTCGAGCCGCCCCCGCGCCTCGAGCCAGCGCCCCATCGCGAGCGCCGCCTCCGTGGTGACATGCGCCTGCCATTCGTCCGGGCTCACGGGTTCAACCAGGCCGGGCCCTGCGACGGCTGAGAACCGTGCGACGGCTGTGGGCCGCTCTCTGGTTGCGGCGCTTGCGTGGGCTGCGTGGCCGGCTGTTGCGTCGAGGCCGGTGTAGTCCAGGCCGGTGCGGTTGGCGCGGCAGCGGGTTGCGACTGACCCCATGCCGGGGCAGCGGGCTGCGCCGGAGCGGCAGCGGGCCGCGGCTTCTGGGACGGCTGCGTGGGCACCGCTTCGCCCGACATGACCTTCTGCCACTCGGGCGCCGTCGGCAGCACCACATGGTCGAGCTTGTTGGCATCCTTGTAGGCGGGGTTCCGGTTCGCCTCGATCTGGATCTTCGCGACAAAGGTGATCCCGTCGAGATCGGCCAGCCCGCGCAGCATGCGCTTGGCCTTGGCGCCCTCGCTCATGTCCTCGGGGTTGAGCCCAAGCGCGCTGTCGATCATGGCCCGGAACTGGCTCTTGGAGATTTTCCAGCCGATCGACTGGCCCTGCTCGTCGAGCTTGCCGCCCTGCACGGTGAAGTTCTGCCAGAACTTACGCCGGGCAAACCGGCCCTCGGCCACGGTGAACTCGGCATCCACCATCAGCACATCGCTGCCCGGCTGGTTCGAGGGTTTCAGCAGCCCGCGATCCACCTCGCTCATCCCGTCCGTGCCGCCCTTGCGGATGGACATGGTCACCTTGGCGAAGGTGCCGTCCGGGATCAGGTCGCCGGATTGCTGCGGTGCGACGTCGTTCATGTCGAAGGTCATGGGGATTATCCTTTCGGGGTTTGGTTGATCTTGGTGAGAAGCGCGCCGAGATCGGCGGGTTCGGTCAGGTCGAGACGGCCCGAGCGATCCTTGGCGGGCAGGCCCCAGGGGTTGGCGGACTGGCAGACGAGGCGGCGCGCGGTGCCCTTGTCGGGATCATGACGCCAGCTGCGCGCGCCCTCCGCGCCCTCTTCCTGCGTGAAGAGGTCGAGCGTCATGACCTGATCGACGATGCCCGGCAGTTCGCGCGCGGCCTTGCCGCCTTCCATCTGCGGCTGGAACGTCACCCTGTTCATGTCGTCGACGACCTTCTCGAGGATGCCGACGAAGATGACGGTGCGCCCCGGCGCATGCTGAAGATGCTTCAGCAGGCCGATGACCTCGCGCGCCAGAAGCCCGTAGGCGCCGCGTGTGTCGGGTTTCCCGGTGCGGTCCGACAGCGCCTCGGGTCGGGTCTTGGCCCATGCCATCGCCTGGCGCGTCAGATCGGTGATGCTGTCGACGAAGACGATGCGCTTGGTGTCGAGCCGCGCGGCTAGCTCGGGATGCAGCCCGCGCAGGTGCGCATGATGGGCCTCGGAGAAATGCTCTTCCGGTTGGGCCGCCGGGTTTGCGCCACCGATCAGGCAGGCGATATCGACCGCATCGGCAAAGCGACGGATCGAGATGCTGTCGCCTTTCCAGCCCTGCACCGATTTGAGACCCGCTTCAAAGTCGAGGCAGACGGTTTGCTCCTCGGGCATGGTGGTCAGGAGGGTCGTCTTGCCACCCCCGCTCGGGCCAAAGATCGCCATGGTGGTCTTGCCCTGCGCCTCGCGCAGGCGCTCATCGGCGGTGAGAATGCGCAGGCTCATTGATCGCCTCCCTGAGAGAGAAGCTCGACCTTGAGCGTGCCGGTGCGCACGGTCCGCGCGGGCTCGAAGCCTTTCCGGATCGCGTCGGGCCAGGCCGCGTATTTGCGCTCCGGCACCTTGATGGCGATGTCGACATATTGTGCGGGGTCGTCACCGGCATCGCGAATGCGCGCGACCATCGCGGCGAGCTTGTCCTGATCCCAATCGACCCGCTTGGGCAGGTCAGCCACGATGGTGAAATCACCGTCATCGAAGCGCGTCGTGCCCGTGTCCTTGCCTGCGGCCTGCCGTTCCTCAGCAGCGCGATCGGCGTAGCGCACCGCGAGACCGGCATCGAGCCGGGCCTTGGCGGCCTTGTCGCGTTTGAGCCGCGCATCGATCTCGTGCTGCAGGATGGCCAGCAGTTCGACCGGCAAGGCCGCGATCTCGGCCGCGCTGAGCGCCTGGAGATCATCCGGCGTGGGGGTGTTTTCTGAAAACGGCATATTTGTGCCTCCTTGGTTTGCGTGTTGGGTCCGGAAGGGAGGGTCACGCCGCCTGCGCGTCGAGCAGCAGCGCGGACAGCGATGCGGTGGCGGCCTTCGGCCTGGGGCGGGCGACGGCGATGTAGGCGAACCGATCTGTGTCGATGCGCTCCTGCACCAGGTGCACGAGGCCCTGTTCGGCGGCCCAGAAGGCGCGGCTTCCCAGCTTGGCCAGTTCGACGCGCTGCGCATCCGGCAGGTGCGAGATCGCCGGAAAGGTATCGAGCACCAGAAAGCCGCGATGGTATTCCAGCCGGTCGCCGGGAACGGCCTGCGCCACCCATGCGCAGAACTCGATCTCGGACAGCGGTCGACTGGCGCGAACCGTGATGAAGGGTGTGGTTCCCATGAACATGATCTCCTCCTTTTCCCTCTACTCAGGCCGCCGCGACATCGTCCCAAGCGGGACCGAGACCGCTTCGGTGTCTTGGTTTGAGGCGTTGTGCTGGTCGTCCGGCTGGCCCGCTTCGGCGTCGGCGTAGACCGCCACGAGAGGCGTCCCGTCCTGATGGGAACCGGCATTTTCGATGCGGTAGGCACGCTGGTTCTTCAGGATTTCCGGCAACTCCCAGCGGCGGTAGAGGCCGGGGATGCGCTTGAGGTCTGCGGACAAGAGGTCGGCTTTGCTGATCATGCTGGTCGACTTTCGGTTTGAGTGGGGCGCGCGGTGGCGTCTGAATGGGAAAAGCCACCGCGCCGCAGGGATCGGGACATCCGGTCAGCGAAATTCTTGCAGGACGTCGCGCAGACGCCGGGTCGCCCGCTGATATCGTTTGCGCGTCGCCGCCTCGGACAGCCCCATCTCGGATGCGACCTCGGCCTGGGAGAAACCGTCGATGGCCACACGGATCACCAGATCCGCATCCGTGCCGATGATGCGGACCAGATCGCCGTGGAGCAGTCCGGGGCTGGCAGTGGCCTGTGACACTCCCCCGTCAATCGGGATATCGTCGGGATCGATATCGCTGCGCAGGCTCTGCTGCCTGTCCTCACGCTGACGCGTTCTGATCAGGTCCCGCTCGATGTTCCGCAGGATGGTTGCTGCGATCCAATTGACGCGCTGCAGATCCAGACTCCGAATGGCCTCGGAAGCTCGTGCAAGGATTTCGGATGCAACTTCGTCGCCGGTGCCGATCCTGCGCCAGATCGATCTGCGCCGAACGGCATCCAGCCCCGGCCAAAGCGCCAGAAGCATCAGCGTCAGGACACAATCGGAGGCCGCGCCGCCGGACTGTGCGGCCCCGACCAGTGCAGCCAGCAACCGGTTTTTCTCGTCCGGCGCACGGCCACCGACGTGCAGCGTGTCCAGCAAAGCGGCGGGATCAGCGAAATGCGCGAGCAGTTCGCTGCTGTGCCGCAGAGCATCGAAGGTGTTTTGAAAGCCGAGAGTTGATGAAGAAAACATGAGGTGATCACGGATCTCGTGCCACGCGATAGACATTGGACGCCTGCCTTGCGGCCAGGCGTCCAGCGCCTTTTTGTGGCCAGGTCAGGACGTCGTGCGTCTCTGCGATTTCAGGGAAATGGTGAGATGCGCGCCTTAGCGCGCGGGTGATGTCGCCTGGTTCAGCGTTCCGCAGCCGCGGCAGGTGGCCACGACCGGAAAGCCCACGAAATACTCGTGCCCCCGCGCGAAACGCAGATGCATGCGGCCGTCCCGGCAGACGCCGAGCAGCTTGTTACAGCGCGTGCAGCGCCATTCCGGGCTCAAAGGGGTGGGTTTTGATTTTGCGCCACCGGTCCAGCTGATCTGGGCTGGCTGGCGGGAAGTGTCGGGAGTCGGCATGGAATGCTCCTCTGATGAGTGAGCCTTTCCAATAATCAGCGGTTTGTTAGACCGTCTCGCACGACATGTTAGACCGGCGTTAGACGGGGGCTTCTATCGGCGTATCAACGACCAAGCGCCAGTAGCCACGTTTGGCACCTTTGCTGATGTAATTGTTCAGTATGCTCTCCCATGCTGCCTTCCGGAAAGCTTGCTGGGGGCTTCGTGAACCCAACCCATCCATCAGCTCCTTGACCTGCTTATCGGGGCTGCCAGCCTTGTTCGCGTCCACGAGACGTTCGAAAATCGTGATCTGATCGGCGCCAACGAGAGCCAGTGCATCCTTGCCCGGCACGTGCAGCGTCGCCGATTGTTTGCCAGACCGAAGCACTTGCGGTGTCGCACCGCCGCGCGCGAGTGAGAAGTTGTTGCGGAACGCGAGCTCCAGACCATCACGCGCGAGCACGATCTCCGCTTCCTCCGGCGACAGATTCGACAATAGGGGCACTACTACATTCGGCCCGAGGTGTGACGGCATCTCTGTACTTGCAGCCAGCACGATCCCGACACCGGCCTGGTTTCGCGCCCGCAGGGCCAGATCCAACCTTTCCAGAGTCTTCAGGTCGTAGAGACGCCGCCCGAAATACACGGGCACCTCGGCCCCACCGATCTGCATTGCGCCAAGAAGAGTCAGATCAGGATCGAGGATTTGCGATGCACGCTTGGTCAACAACGGCTTGATCAGCAATACGACCGTCTCGTGCAGCCATTGCCGGTTAATCTCATACATTTCCAGATCGGACGCTGGCCGCTCGCCTCCGTCCTCCCCGAACGCGCCCTCGGTCCGGACCATCCCTTCTCTTGCAGATGGCTTGATCACAGCTTCGCCGCCCACATCATCGTCATCGATCAGCACGACATCCTGTCGGCCGCGACGCTCCAGCAGGCCGCCTTGGATAAGGCGATCAGGGTCCAGACCCAGTTCGCGCAGGTATGCCCCGCTGACCTCGTCCTCGGTTCGGTCGTGGAGATCGATCAGCTGCGGGAACATCGCCCGCAGATCATTCGGGTCGATCTGCTGAAAGGCGCTCAGAATTCCCCACGCATCGAGCAGTGCAAACCCGAGGTTGCGTTCTTCAGGATCCTTGTTGCTTTGGAGATTGCAGCTCTTTGTGCCAGAGATCGTGATGTTGAGTGTGCGCTCTTTTTCATCGCCGACCCGGTTGTAGGAGATTGCGATCCCAATTCGGCTGAAACCGTCCGCGCGGCGGAAGATATTGTTGGGCCTCAAATAGCGATCGGCCACATCCACTATGTCGTCGTCGACCGCGACCTTGAGCAGCAGCTTTCGGCTCCATGTGCCAAGCCGGACTTCCGCCTCGAGCACGCGGGCGAATTTAATCTCGTAGCCATCGATTCTGGGGACATCCAGCCGCAGCGATGAGCGGAATCGCGAGAGATTGTAGCGCTTCCAGGTCAACGGCTTCTGAGAAACGTCATGGCCAAGTGCGATCTCGGCAAACGATCCGGCAACCTCCTGGCGAACGACGGGGCTATCCGCGCAGACCTCGATCTGGCGCATTGACGGCGTGTAAATGAGTGTCGCCTCATTCGGCGGCCGGAAGTAGATGGTGCCCCGCCGCCCGTCGTCCCGGTGGTCATATACGCTCGAAAGCGGCCCGCCGTGCCGCACGATCAGCATGATCGATGCAGGGTGCGCAGTCGTAGCAGGCAGATCGAGCGCCTTGACCGTGCAGTTGGTCTTGAGTTCAAGGACCTTCGTGATTTTGGCCGCCAATGCCATTTCGTCGATGGATCCCGAATCGAGCGCGACAGCCTTTTCAAGTTCCACTTCGAAAGCATCGTAAAGCTTGCCGTAATCCCTGAATTGCCGGGCGAAATGAAAACTCTCGGCATCCTCGAAAGTTTGGCGTGCGTTCAGAAACGCCCAGATGCTTCTGCAGAGTGGATCAGGTTGTGAATTGATTTCCCGAACTTGCTCTTCGCTGAACTGCTTATCGACAATCGTAGTAAGGGATGTAATGCCCTTGCTGTCTGCAAGAGCACGGATCCTGCGACAGCGCTGCTCGGCGGGCCGCAATTCGTCAGGATCGAATTCTGACAGGATTTCAATGATCTCTTGCCGAAATGCATTGATGCTTTCGTCGTCAAGTGGATTTGGAACTTCCTCGGGCAGATTGAACTCAGGCTCGTTTTCACCTTCCCGAACGGCAAGCACGGCGCGCGCAAGGTCAATTCGTGCGTCCTCGATAAGACCGTGAGTATGGGGACCGACCGGAATTGCTTTGCGCGCCATGAAATCACCTCAACGAATGTTTGCTCTCTACCTGATTCAACCTCCGATAATCGTTGACGGAACTTTCCTCCGCAAGGGTCGATGTTCTCCACTTGTTCGCTTTCGTTGACTGCCTTAGAGCGCGGCACGTCCCACATGAAGCTCGCAGGTGGCTTTTGATTGGTAACGACACCACCAATCACGGTTGCCCGAGACATGAAAAGACCCAACCCCTTTCCATCCGACCAGATGACGCCAGCGGAACGTCGTGCCGAGTTGTGCGGGCTGCTGGCCCTTGGGCTGGTCCGATTGCGGATGCGTGACCGGGCGGAAGTATCTGACAAAAATGGAGAAAGTTGCCTACACTATCCGGCCGACCAATGGCGTCATGCAACTCCAACTCAACGGAGAAAAGCATGACCAAACAAGATCCCATTCCCGCGCGCCTGGCCGCGCTCAAGACGACCTCGACGCCAGACCTGAAGCAACAATGGCGCGAATTGTTCGACAGCGAACCTCCGCCGTTCAATCGTCGCTATCTCGAAAGCCGGTTGGCGTACCGCATCCAGGAACTCGCCTATGGCGGCCTGAAACCGGAAACCGTGAAGCGGCTGGAAGCCCTCGGCGAACAGCTGGACGGCGGCGATCGCAAGAAGAGCCGCATCCGCGCCGACCTGAAACCCATCGTCGGCACGCGCCTGATCCGCGAATGGCAGGGCATCGAGCATCTCGTTACCGTCACCGCTGACGGGTTCGACTGGCAGGGGCGGCCCTACAAGTCACTGTCCGCCATCGCGCGCGCCATCACCGGCACACGCTGGAACGGCTGGGTCTTCTTCGGGCTCAAAAACCACCGGGGGCGGACATGACCAAACCGATTGTAAGGAAACTGCGCTGCGCCGTTTACACCCGGAAATCCTCCGAAGAAGGGCTGGAGCAGGAGTTCAACTCGCTCCACGCCCAGCGCGAGTCCTGCGAAGCCTATATCGCCAGCCAGCGCTCTGAGGGTTGGGTGCTGGTTCGCGATCAATATGATGACGGTGGCATTTCCGGCGGCACGCTGGAACGCCCCGGCCTGAAACGGCTGCTCGCGGACGTCGAGGATGGCTTGGTCGACGTGGTAGTGGTTTACAAGATCGACCGGCTGTCGCGCTCACTGATGGATTTTTCAAAACTGGTCGAGGTGTTTGACCGGAATGGTGTGACATTCGTCTCGGTGACGCAATCGTTCAACACGACAACGTCCATGGGGCGCCTGACGCTGAACATTCTTCTGTCCTTTGCCCAATTCGAGCGCGAGGTGACGGCCGAGCGGATCCGCGACAAGGTCCGCGCCAGCCGGATGAAGGGCATGTGGATGGGCGGCGTGCCTCCACTGGGCTACGTGGTGAAAGACCGGAAACTGATCATCAAGGAGGCCGATGCCGCCAATGTCCGCTGGATCTTCGCCCGGTTCATCGAGATCGGATCGGGCACGGAGCTGGCGCGGGAACTGGCGGCGCGCGGCATCCGGACCAGCCGTGGCAACCGGATCGACAAGAAGTACCTGTATCGCCTGCTGAACAACCGCGCCTATATCGGCGAGGCGGTCCACAAGGGGAGCAGCTATCCCGGCGAGCACGACGCCATCATCGACCGCGCGGTCTGGGACAAG